GACGATCTGTCGATGGATTACGCGACCCTGTACCGCAAGCAGGGGTCGGTGCGGACGGTCGTCGACTTCCTCGCGCGGAACATCGGGCAGCTCGCGCTGCACACGTTCCGGCGCGTCGACGAGACGGACCGGGCGCGGGAGCGCGAGCATCCGTTCGCGCGTCTCATGGCGCGACCGAACCCGCACACGACCGGCTACCGGCTGTTCTTCTCGCTCGTCGCGGATCGCGGCATCTACGACCGGGCGCTGTGGGTGAAGTCGGTCAACTCGAAGACGGGCGACGACGAGCTGATCCGCATCCCTCCGCGGATGTGGACGATCAAGGATGACGAGTCCTGGCTGAACCCGAAGACGTTCGTCGTGAAGGGCTCGAGGGGCAAGTTCACGCTCGACATCGAGCAGGTCGTCTACTTCCGCGGCTACAACCCGGAGGACGAGCGTTACGGCCTCTCGCCGATCGAGTCGCTCCGCCGGATCCTCTCGGAGGAGTGGGCCGCCGGCGTCATGCGCGAGCAGGTGCTCCGCAACGGCGCGCGCGTGTCGGGCTACATCGAGCGGCCGGCGACGGCGCCGAAGTGGACGGAGAAGGGACAGCGCCGGTTCCGTGACGGGTGGCGGCAGCAGTACGTGGGCGCGTCGGCGGAGCAGGCGGGCGGCACGCCGGTCCTCGAGGACGGCATGACGTTCAAGCCGGCCGCGCAGACGGCGGACGAGCTGCAGTACGTCGAGACGCGGAAGTTGTCGCGCGAGGAGGTCGCGGCCGCGTACTTCATCCCTCCGCCGATGGTCGGGATCCTCGATCACGCGACCTTCGGGAACATCGAGGAGCAGCACAAGATGCTGTACCAGGACACCCTCGGGCCGTGGCTGCAGGAGATCCAGCAGGAACTCGAGCTGCAGCTCCTCCCGATGTTCCCCGACGCGGACGACCTCTACGCCGAGTTCAACATGCTCGAGAAGCTGCGGGGCTCGTTCGAGGAGCAGGCGCAGCAGTTGCAGACGTCCGTGGGCGCTCCGTTCCTCACCCGGAACGAGGCGCGCGCGCGTCTCAACCTCCCGCGCATCGAGGGCGGCGACGAGCTGATCGTTCCGCTCAACGTGCTCGTCGGCGGGCTCGCGTCGCCGAGGGACACGGCGCCGAAGGGCGACCCGCTCGTGCTGCACGAGGTGAAGTCGCGCGGCGCGCTCGAGGCGAAGGCGCGGCCGTCGAGGCCGCACGTCGCGAAGACGGAGCAGGTTCTGTCGGCGTTCTTCGCTCGGCAGGCGCAGGTGATTAAGTCGATCCTCGGCGCGAAGGCCGCGGCGGAGTGGTGGGACGCGGACCGGTGGGACGGTGAGCTCGCCGACGACCTGTTCGCTCTGTCGGCGACGATCACGGAGGAGCTCGGCCGGGCGCAGCTCGACCGTCTCGGGCTCGACCCGGACGGGTACGACGTCGATCGCACGCTCGCGTACCTGCGGAAGGTGGCGGAGTCGAACGCGTCGAGCATTAACGCGGCGACCCGGATCCGTCTCGAGGAGGTCCTCGAGGCCGCGGAGGACGTCGTCGACGCGGTCGACCACGTGTTCGACGTCGCGAAGACGTCGCGGGCGTCTGCCGGTGCTCTGACGATCTCGACGGCGCTCGCGGGTTTCGCGGCCGTGGAGGCGGCCGAGCAGGTGCGCGGCACCCGCACGGCGACGAAGACGTGGGTTGTCACGTCTCGCAACCCTCGAGCCTCTCACGCCGCTATGGCGGGGGAGACGGTTCCCCTCGATTCCGTGTTCAGCAATGGCGCGAAGTGGCCGGGCGACAGCTCGGCGCTCGACGTCGACGAGGTCGCCGGCTGTACGTGCGACGTCGATATCTCGTTCGAGTGAGGAGCCTCGGAAATGGATCTCAAGTTCTGCAACGTGAAGGTGAAGGCGATCGGCGAGGACACTCCCGAGGGCACCTTCCAGGCGTACGCGTCGGTGTTCGACAACGTCGACAGTTACGGCGACGTCGTCCGCAAGGGCGCGTTCGAGCGGACCCTGCGGGAGTGGGCGGAGCGCGACGCGAAGCTCCCGCTCCTGTGGGGTCACGACTTCTACGACCCGTTCTCCAACATCGGGCACGTCGAGGAGGCGAAAGAGGACGACCACGGCCTGTGGGTCGAGGGCGTCATCGACCTCGAGAACCCGAAGGGCGCGCAGGTGTACCGGCTTATCAAGGGCGGCCGCGTTGACCAGATGTCATTCGCGTTCGACACCGTGCAGTCGCGCCGCGGCACCGTCGACGGCGTCGACGTGAACGAGCTGCTCGACCTCACCCTCTACGAGGTGTCGGTCGTCCCGCTCGGCGCGAACCAGGAGACGGAGATCCTCCTGGTGAAGCAGCGCGGCGCGAAGGCCGGCCGCGTGCTGTCCGCGAAGAACGAGACGGCTCTCCGCGCGGCGCTCGAGAAGCTCGACGCCGGCGCGCGGGAGATCAAGAACGTGCTCGCCGCGATCGGCGAGGACGAAGACGAAGGCAAGGCCAACGGAAGCGAACCGGCCAAGGCCGCCGAGGAACCCGAAGGGGTCAAGGCGACCGAGGAGCCCACGCGCACGACGTCCGCCGCGACCGCTCGTCTGCACCTGGACCTCGCACTCGCCGAGGTCTGACTTCGACCGACCGCGTGACGCGGTCAGAAAGGAGAGTCTCGTCATGGAGACGCTCGAAGCACAGATGCGGGCCGAGCTGAAGGCCGCCCGCGACATCGCCGCGAAGTACGAGGGCGACATCCCCGAGGACGACCTGCAGCGCGCGAACGCGCACCTCAAGGCCTACCAGGACCTCAAGGTGCGGTTCGAGCAGGGCAAGAAGTCCGACGAGGTGAAGGCCGCGCTCGACGCGATCGGGTTCGACCTCGGACTCGAGCGCACGCCGGACGGCGAGAAGGCGAAGCCGGGCTCGTTCGAGCAGCCGTCGAAGTTCAAGACGATCGGTCAGATGTTCGTCGAGTCGGCGGAGTACAAGGGCCTGCTCTCGCAGTTCCCGAACGGCAACGTCCCCGACCGTGCGCGCGTGCAGTCGGCGCCGATGGGCGTCAAGGCGCTCATCACCGGCGCGTCCGACACCTCCGCCGGCGCGTTCGTCCCGACGGACATCACGGGCATCCTCGAGCTGCTCGGCCGCCGGGAGCTCACGATCCGCGACCTCGTCTCCGTGCGACAGACGGAGTCGGACACCGTGGAGTACGTGCGGCAGACGACCCAGATGTCGTCCGCGGCCGTCGTCGCTGAGGCGACGAGCGCGGCCGCGCCGACCGTCGAGACGACGATCGACGGGTCCGAGGACCAGGCGGAGTCGACCGTCGTCCTGAACCCGGGCGGCGGCTACAAGCCGGAGGGCTCGATCGCGTTCGAGAAGGTCACCGCGGCGGTGAAGACGATCGCCGAGTGGGTCCCCGCGACCAAGCGCGGACTTGCCGACGCGTCGCAGCTCCGCGGCCTGATCGACGACGAGCTGCGGGGGGACCTCGCGGAGGAGGAGGAGGACCAGATCCTCAACGGCAACGGGTCCGGTGAGAACTTCACCGGCATCCTGAACACCTCCGGGATCCAGACGCAGTCCCTCGTCACCGACGCGATCACGACGATCCGCAAGGCGAAGACGAAGGTCCGCACCGTCGGCCGTGTCATCCCGAACGGGATCGTCCTGAACCCGGAGGACGCGGAGGCGCTCGACCTCGCGAAGGGCGACGACCAGTTCTACGGGCCGGGTCCGTTCGCGGCCGCGGGCATCCGCACCGTGTGGGGCCTGCCGATCGTGGAGTCGGAGGCGATCGCCGCGAAGACGGCGCTCATCGGCGACTTCTCGAAGGCCGTCATCTGGGACCGCGAGCAGGCGTCGATCACCGTGACCGACTCGCACGCGGATTTCTTCATCCGGAACCTCGTCGCGATCCTCGGTGAGCAGCGCGAGGCATTCGGCGTCCTGCGTCCGAAGGCGTTCGTCAAGGCGACGATCGCGTCCTGATCGAGAGGAGTCACCGTGGGCGCTTGCAGGATCTGCGGGGCCGCGCACAAGGCGTGCGGTCCGGCGTCCACGGTGGCTCCGATCGACTCCCACGTGAACAGAGGAGGTTCCCCAGTGGGTCTGAACGAATACGAGGTGACGGTCGACGGCCGGCACCCGCACAAGACGACGATGCTGCTCTCCGACGACGACGCGAAGCGTCTCGGCGTGTTCGGCCAGAAGGCCGCGGCGCCGGAGGGCAACAAGGCGCGCACGCCGCGGAACAAGGCGGCCGCGCCCGCACGCGCGAAGCGCTCGAGCGGCGCGAGGCGCACCGGCGCCAAGGGCGCCACGAAGCCGGCGGCCGCGGCCGCTGAGGACGCGACGGACCCGACGGCGTCCGTCTGAGGGGGGAAGGGGAGATCTCGTGGGTACGACGACCGATACGTTCGCGACAGTCGAGCAGATGTTGGAGCGCTCGCAGGGCGAGATCTCCCCGGACACTCACCCTTACCTGACGCGGGAGCTGCGTACGGCGACGGAGCGCATCCGCAACCTGTGCGGGTGGCACGTCGCGCCGGTGAAGGCGCTCACGTACCGGCACGGAGGACCCTCGAGGCGCTCCGTGTGGCTCCCGGCGATGGAGATCCAGTCGATCGACGAGGTGACGGTCGACGGGGAGACGGTGGCGCTGTCCGACGTCGAGTTCGACCCGGACACGGGATGGACGAACATCCGCGGGTGCAGCGTCACCGTGAAGTACACGGCCGGGTTCTCGGAGGTCCCGTCGCCGCTCGAGACGCTCACCCTCGAGCTCGCCGCGGTCGGGCTCGGGACGTCGCTCGGGTTCTCCCGGCAGCAGGCCGGTGCGGTGTCCGTGACGTACGACCGGACGGGCGGCGCGCTCACCGCGGAGTCGGAGGCGGAGCTCGCACCGTACCGGGTGGAGAGACTCCCGTGATCGGCGGGCGCATCGCGCGGCACACGCTCACGCGTCGGCGCGCGCCGCTCGTCGACGACGGGCACGGGAACCGGCGGCGCGACTGGGCGGCCGCGGTCGACGTCGACCTCCCCGGGTGGGCCGTCGACGAGGCGGGCGCCACTGAGGACACGACGAACCGCGACGGGTCGTCGGTCGCGTACATCCTCCGAGGGCCGTTCACGGCCGACATCGAGACGACGGACCGGGCGGTGCTGTTCGGTGACGTGTTCGAGGTGACGGGCGTCGGCCGGCAGCCGGGGCCGACCGCGCTCACGTCGCACACGATCGTCCGGCTCACACGGTGGGAGGGCTGACGCATGGCAGGGAACGTCCGGCTGAAACTGAACCGTTCAGGCGTCGTGAAGCTGCTGCAGTCGCAGGCGGTGCTCGACGACCTCACCGAGCGCGGCGAGCGCATCGCGGCGGCCGCCGGCGAAGGCGTCGAGGTGCGTCCCGCGATGAACCGGGACCGTGTCGTCGTGTTCGTCGCCACGGCGTCCTACGAGGCGCGCCGCGCGGAGGCCGATGACGGCGCGCTCACGCGCGCGATCGACGCCGGGAGGTGACCATGCCGGAGACGCTCGTCCCCGCGGATCCCGAAGCGCAGGCGGTCGCGGAGCTGAACGACCGGATGTCGGATCTCGGGTTCCCGAACGCGCACGCCGGGACCGCGATCCCGAACCCGCGACCGTCGGAGTTCATCCGGATCACCTCGGCGGGAGGCGCGGAGCGCGACCTCGTCACGGACTCCCCTCAGATGTTCATCGAGGCGTTCGCGGAGACGGAGGCACGCGCGCAGCGGATATGCGCGTTCGCGATCGCCGCGCTGCAGGCCGCCGGCCGCGCGGGGCGGATGGGTTCGACGCCGTGCTACCGGGTGGGCGTCCTCTCGTTCCCCGCGAACCTGCCTCTGTCGACGGTGCCGGACCGGTTCCGGTATCGCGCCACGATCTCCGCCGACCTCCGCAGGTCGGCGGGCTGAGGTTGACGGGAGGTGCTTCGGATGAAGGAGTGCCCGACTTGTCAGCTCACGAAGGAGCTCTCGGAGTTCTACCGGAATCGGTCGCGTCCAGACGGTCGCGCGGCGCAGTGCAAGGCCTGCGAGCGGGAGCACCGGGCGGAGAACCCGGAGCCGTTCCGCGGCGCGCGGGCCGCGTGGGAGCAGCGGAATCCGGAGAGTGTCCGGGCGAAGGGGCGCCGGTCTCACGAGCGACATCGGGATAGGCGGAATCAGCAGAAGCGGGAGGCTCGGCAGGCCGACCCGCTCGGCTACATCGAGAGGCGATACGGCATCACTCCGGCGCAGTACGAGGCGCTGTACGCGGCCCAGAACGGTCAGTGCGCCATCTGCGACGAGCCTCACGCTCGTCTCCACATCGACCACCACCACGGCACCGGCGACGTACGCGGGCTGCTGTGCAAGAAGTGCAATCTCGCGCTCGGCCTCCTGAGGGACAGCCCCGAGATCGCATCCCGGGCCGCGGACTACCTGCGGTCCGTTTCGGCAATGAGCATCTCGCTTGAAAGGAGCGCATGAGATGGCAGTGGACAGCAAGAACGTGTTCGTCGGAGCCCCGGACCAAGCCACGACCGGCGCGATCCTCACGGGTCCGGAGACGGACACGATCCCCGACACGATCGACGACTTCGTGTTCGCGGGGCTCGAGGACTCGGGCTACGTGAACGAGGACGGCGTGACGATCACGCCGTCGGAGTCGACCGAGACGATCAAGGATTGGTCGCTCAACGTGATCCGGAAGGTCCTGACGGAGTTCGACGGCACGGTCGCGTGGACTCACCTCGAGCTGTCGGTCGGCACGCTCAAGAACTACATGGGCGAGGACCTCGTCGAGGTCACGGCGGCCGACGAGGACCACGGGACGCAGATCCGCGCGGCGATCGCTGGCAAGCAGCGCGAGGTGAAGGCGTGGTACTTCAAGATCAAGGACGGCGACAAGCGCGCTCTCGTGTTCGTCCCGCACGGGCAGGTCACGGAGCGCGGTGAGATCCCGCTCACTGCGTCGGGCGCGGTCACGCTCCCGGTCACTCTGTCGACGTACCCGGACACCAACGGGAACTCGATCTACATCTACACGGACGACGGTGTCGTCGCGGCGGGGTCGCCGGACTGATCCGACCCGCGAGTCGTCCCTGTGCGCCTCGTTCGCGCGCGGAGTCGACGCCGGGCGGTGTCGGTCCCGCTCGCCGATTCTGGCGCGTCTGCGAGGCGCACAGGGCGCTCGTTCGTAAAGCCGGTGAGGCGGGCTCGAGGGGAACCGGGTCCGTCTCACCGTTCACGCATTCGTTCCCCCGTTCCCAGGAGGTCCCCATGTCTACGTTCAAGGTCCCGGAGTCGAAGGCGTCGATCGCGCAGAACCGGTTCGAGTTCGAGCTCCCGACCGGCGAGAAGTTCTCGCTCCCGAAGATGCAATACATCTCGACGGACATCCGCGAGCGGATGCAGCGCACGTCGGTTCCGCTCAAGCGGATTATCGACGAGGGCGGGCAGCCGACGCCGGAGCAGACGATCGAGGTTCAGGCGATCCAACGGGAGCTGTTCGAGAAGTACGCGCCGGGCCTGTACGAGCTCGTGACGGACGATCAGCTCACCGCGATCCAGCAGGCGTGGCAGGAGGCGTCAGGTATCTCCGTGGGGGAATCCTCAGCCTCTGCCGATTGATCGAGCGGTTCGGCGAGGCGATCGAATACGACCTCCTGACGATGTGCGGGTGGTCGCTCGACGACTTGACGGTCGCGTTCAGTTGGCGCGATCTGTGGATCCTCGTTCGCCGGTGGCAGAAGACACCGGGCACGGCGACGTGCGATGCGGTGCAGGGCGCGGAGCACTGGACGGTCACCGACCAGTTGCTCGCGACGATCTACGACGTTCTGCAGCACGCGAACTGGCAACGGCTCGGCAAGCGGTCGGCGCCGAAACCGAAGCGTCTCCCGCGGCCGTGGGAGAAGACGAGGGTCCGGAAGCTCGGCTCCGACCCGATCCCGATCTCGAAGTTCGGGGCGTGGTGGGACTCGAAGGTGAGGAGGGGGCGGCATGACAAACGGCGTGGAGCTCGCGACCGCATGGGTCCGTCTCGTCCCGACGATGGAGGGCGTCTCCGACACGATCACGAAGGCGGTCATCCCGCCGGCGGAGCGGGCCGGTAAGAGTGGCGGGAAGACGTTCGGCTCCGGGTTCAAGTCGGCGGCCGCCGGGTTCCTCGGCGCGGGCCTGTTCATCGCCGCGACGCGGGCCGTGTCGGACTTCGTGGGCGAGTCGATCACGTCGCTTGCACGGATCGAGACGATCAACACGCAGACGGCGCAGGTGATCGAGTCGACGGGCGGCGCGGCGAACGTGTCGGCGCAGCACGTCGAGGCGCTCGCGGGATCCCTCGAGAACCTCACGGCGACGGAAGCGGAGTCGATCCAGGAGGGCGCGAACCTCCTCCTCACGTTCAAGAACATCCAGAACCGGGCGGGCGACGGTAACGACATCTTCGACCAGACGACGAGGTCGCTCGTCGATATGGCGCGGGCGATGGGGCAGGAGCCGAAGGCGGCCGCGATCCAGCTCGGGAAGGCGCTGAACGACCCGATCAAGGGGATCTCGGCGCTCTCCCGGGTCGGCATCACGTTCACCGAGGAGCAGCAGAACCTCATTAAGTCGATGGTCAAGACGGGCGACGTCGCCGGCGCGCAGAAGATCATCCTCAACGAGCTCAACTCGCAGTTCGGCGGGTCGGGCGCGGCGTACGCGAAGACCTATCAGGGGCAACTCGACCTGATGGGGCACGCGTTCGGCACCCTCGGGGAGACGATCGTCGGCGCGGTGATGCCAGCCTTCCAAGGGCTGATGGGCGTCCTCGTGCCGGTGTTCCAATGGCTGTCCGAGAATCAGCCGGTACTCCTCGCGATCGCGTCCGTGATCGGGACGACGCTCGTAGCGGCGATGATCGCATGGGCGGCGTCGATCTGGGTGTCGACGGTCGCGCTGCTCGCGAACCCGATCACGTGGATCATCCTCGCGGTGATCGCGCTCGTCGCCGCGATCGTGCTCCTCGTCACCAACTGGGACGCGGTCGTCGCGTGGATCACCGAGATCTGGTCGGGCTTCATCAGCTGGATTACGGGCGTAATCGACGGGTTCGTGTCCTGGTGGAACGCGACATGGGCCGCGGTCGGGAAGTTCATCTCGGATCTGTGGAACCGGTGGATCGTCGCGCCGATCCGGACCGCGATCAACTGGATCGCGAAGACTGTCTCGGACACGATCCGCAACATCCGCACCGGGTGGGAGAACGGGTGGTCAGCGATCGGTAACTTCGTTCGCGGCATCTGGAACAACATCGTCGGGTGGATCGAAGGCGGCGTGAATGGCGCGATCGACCTGATAAACGGGTTCACGGGCGGGATCCGCGACGTCGCCGGTGCCGTGTTCGGTGTCGAGATCGGGCCGATCCCTCATGTGAGCCTTCCGCGCCTCGCAGCGGGCGCGACGATCCTCCCGCGGCCGGGTGGCACGGCGGCGATTCTCGCCGAGGCTGGCAAGCCGGAGACGGTCGTCGACACGGGCCTGATGAACCGGGCGCTTGAGGAGGGCCTCGCCGGTCGCGGGAACCCGGACACGCTCGTCATCGTCGACGCGGACGGGCAGCTCATCGGGCGGATGCGCGTCGAGGCGGACCGGCAGATTGCGGCCGCCGACGACGCGGACGATCGCGAGCTCGCTCGCGGGAGGTGGTGACCGGTGCAGATCACACAGTATGAGAAGAACCCTTCCGGGGTGTCCGGGTACACGTCACGTGTGAACCGGACGGCGAACGCGACGGTATCTATCTCGTCGTTCACGGCGGCGGGGTGGCCGGTGGACGGGACGACGTCTCACGCGATGACGGCGTCGGGTACCGGGATCGCGCGCGTGGGGACGGTGAACACTGACCGGCCTGCGGCGGCACCGGGTGACCGTTGGTCGCTGTGGGTGCGGGTGATGTGTCCGCAGGCGTGGACTGTCGGCGTGCGGATCGTTTTCTATGACACGTACGGTGCGACTACGGGTACGGAGTTGAAAGCGACTGCGGCGTCGGCGTCGTTCGCGGCTGGTCAGGTTCAGACGTTGCGGATTGATGGGACTGTTGCTCCGGCTGGTACGGCGTCGGTGGAGTGGCAGATCACGCGGACTTCTGGGAGTGCGGGTGATGTGTATTACGACGCGGTGTCGTTCACGAAGACA